GGTACTAGGACGCCCCCTTAGGGGGTTCATCAGTTTACGAAAGAAAAACTGATGTCCTGGGTACCTAATCGGTCGGAAAATGAGTCTTTTAATCTTATATAATGAATCCCTATAAGGAATTCCACACGGATAATCCGTGTGAATATAAGAATCAAAATCCTCATTGGAGTTGGGCCCAATAAAGCTCTTCAGCTTAATTGGAATCCAACTGTCCATCCGATCGACGGTGACAGACTCTGTCAATCCAAAACCTAGCGCAAGCTTCCTCCGAACGCGATTGCGATCAGAGAAGAGGCTCTTTGCATGGCTAGGGACAGACTTGATCTGTAAAGGTCGAATGTCGCATCCCAAGAACCAATCAGTTCCACAACTTTCACGGAAAGGGCCTTCTAAGAAGGTCTTCTCAGCGTTAGTGGCAAAACCGCAACGTTGAAGATACGAGATCACGAGGGGAGCAATGTCGGCAGTGACGATTAAGTCATCGCCAAACACTGCGAACTCCTCTTTGATCAAGTGTCCGTACGTATGCTTGTGAACAGCGTATATTATCGCTGCAAACAAGAGAGATTCCAACGCGAACGTGTAACCGTTGCCCATGGATGAGATCTTTTGATAAACAAAGACCTTATCTCCGAGACGCCCTACGGGCGAGCGGAGGTCCACAAGGTAACGATACCACGCCGGGGGAAGCATCACCTCACACAGTTTCAGAGAAACTGTATCTGACGCTGCTTCCAAATCGATTGTACAGTAATTTACATCACCGTGCAACGAACCCAGACGAGCTAGCTCTTGATTTTTCTCTTGAGAATCTAAGTTAACGCCGAACCGTTTTAAACGGTGTCGGATATAACCGTCGACTCCCAATTGAAGCATCAAGTTCATAGCTGGTTCTATCGCGATCGTACGCTCTGTGAGAGCGTCCTTTGGGACAAAGGTAACTCGGTTCCCTGGAACGACGTTGAAAACGTTAGCCCAGAACACTTGTTGATCCAGTATGCGATGTTTTGGAATTTCCATAACATCACGATACGAATCTTCTAGTGCCCCAAGCCAGCGCTCGTCCGATTTAACCAGGGACGTGGCGTGTGGCAGTGCCGCTTCAGTACAGTCATAAGGCCATTCGGTATATTTGTAATACGCCGAATTAGCCCCATTGAGTGTACTCAGTGTGACACCAGGCCCATGTCGAGACCATTCACTCACTGCTGGAAAGTCAGGGAAATCTCCCAAAACCTTCCGGATGAATGCAGT